CAGACTTACAAATACCCAAAATGGGTGGCACCCCTCTAACGCGGGGATGCCTCTAACGGGGTGTTTAGGATAACACGCAACCAACTTCCACCCCAAAGGTGAAATGCCCTAAACGGGCAAACCGGGCTGCAAACAAAAGGTCACAGACGTGGGGTAGCCTCTAACGCGGGCACCCTCTAACGGAGTGTTTCAGCAAACACACAACTAAACATCCAATAGGATGGAGTGTTTTAAAGGATAACACACAACCACCAGCACAAAAGCGAAGGGGCTCAATGAGCCCGCTGAACTATGTCAGCGAACCCACGCACCACAACGCTACAGGGATGCAGCATGGAGTGGTACGTTTCTCCATCCAGGCGAGAAAGGGCAACCAGCAAATGGAAAAAGGCCACTTCCTGTTCAACAGTGAACAGGGAGTTGTTGCTTAACTTAGACTTGCCATATGCAGAATAATGAACCGCACGGCAGATGTGTTCATAGCTCCGGAAATACGTCCGAACATCAGCACGCAAGGATTCGAGATGTGCTCGAACTTCTTCTGCGGCTTGGGCAAAGTTACTCGGATAGATGTGGCACAAGAATTTGGCGAGCACCTTATGGATTGCCGGATAAACCCCGGCACGATCATGGGTCATAGAATGAACTTCAAAATAATTATAGCCACGACTTTCAATTTTGACAACAACATAGAACTTGGCAATCGCAGCCAAATCTGGGTTGAAATAATCAGAGCTGATAATGACGCCATCGTCACCACCCACAATGATATAAATAACCTTGTACCAAACCTTATTCGGAATCAGAATCAAATAGTAGAGCAAGGCCCCTAAAGAGTTCTTCGAGAATGTATCACACCGCCCAGATTGCAGTTGGCCATATGTGGACATGGCAAAACGTTTGCTCATATCCACAACTTCCCATTGGGCACAGTAGTGTTTATCGAGTGCCATAACTCGGTCCACCGCACTAGCGAATTCAGAAGCAAACTCCGAAACTTCACCACGACGTGCCCCAAAAGCCATCGAGTTCACAACCACAACAATAGCATCCACAATGCCAGAAACAAACATCGGTATGAATTCATTGTGCGAAGAATCCATCCCAGTGATGTCCAGCATCAAGGAATGAAAGTGTTCATGGACACGGCGGAAAACTACATCATTTGTATCATGAGGTGAGCAGCCTAAACCACCAACTAAGTGAACCTTACTGCGAATAGCGGTGA